TTACAAGCCTTCGGAAAAGCTTTCAGACATTGAATTGAAAGAACTACTGGCAGCAGTAGGTTTTGAAGGAAAAGCCCTTAGAACGGCTTGGGCCATTGCAAAGACGGAGTCCAGTGGACGCCCTCTAGCTTATAATGGTAACAGGAAAACTGGAGACAGTTCCTATGGAATTTTTCAGATCAACATGTTGGGAAACCTAGGTGTTGCTCGTAAAGAAAAATTTGACCTGAGATCAAATATTCTATTATTTGACCCAGTAATAAACGCAGAGATAACGTATTATATGACCAATGGCGGAACTAATTGGTCGGCTTGGAAGGGTTTAACCCAAAGAGCTAAGGAATTTTATTTAAAGTTCCCAACTACTCAGAAGTAGGAGAAAATGCGTAGGATACAGCAAGTATCTCAATACATAGCACTTTCTGAAGAAGGCCTTGTTCCTAGACTGGTTTGCCCACTAGATCAAGGCTTTCTTCTTCCTAACCAATCAATAGATGATGAAGTATACTTATACTGCCTATCCTGTGAATATAAAAAGTTTATAGGGTTTGGTTTTTATGACGATATTATAAAGACTATGGAAAAGGTTAAAAAATGACATGTGATAAAGATTGCCAGTGTGAAAGTACCCCTATTACTCCTATTGATAATATGGGGCGGGAACAATTTTGGGAAGACTTAGGTAGACCAGATGACAAATGAACCAACATCTTCAGATTTAGAAGATAACTTACCAATGGTTAATTATATTATGCTACACCGTATATATGACCTATTAACAATTATTGCAACCAAATTAGTTGGACCAGAAGATACATCTAAGATGGTTTCATATCATGAGGATGGGTACCTTCTTGGACCTGCCCCGTCATACTCTGCACCAGATGACGATGGCCAACAAACTTTATTTTAAAAACAGTTGACTTAGAACAAAAGCTATTTTACAATTAAGCTGTACGTAGTTGTAGCATCCCACATGTTCCTGCGTACATATATCGCAAGATATAAAGAACCCAATCGGATCCGCCTCTGATTGGGTTTCTTGTTATATATGCATAAAATATAGGACATATCGGTCATATAGTGCAATTAGTGCGAAAAAAGTGCTTCGGCGAGAAGAGACCCCATTTTCAACATCTTAGCTATTTGCTGGAATAGGCCATAAAAATACCCTAAGAGGGTTTTAAAGCCCTAACAGGGTTATTTGGTGGTATCACCACATCTTACCCCTTAAAAGGGCGGGAATCGAAAGATATGCAATAGATAAAAAACTACTCTTTTAAATCCTGTATCATCTTATATAGAACCTCACATGATTCATGCTTGCATTCCATAGTACATCTACCATCTTCTAATTGTAAGCAAGTAGCCAGAGTTTTCTCCAAATAGGATATAAACCACTCAAGGGAAGCCGTTGCCTGATCAATATCAGAATTATAATACGTTTTCGTAGAATATTTTCTGTCTGTGATCCTTCTGGCTATTTGGTCAATATAAAGCTTTTTCATAATCCCCCCTATATATTCTAGTTGACTAAGATATTACTTTCTATATAATGTTAATAAAATATTTTTTTTAATGTTTCATCTGGAAATTAGATTTTTAGCAAACCCCCCCTACCCCCCTTTTTTTAACTTAAAGGAAAGTAGAGAAAGTTCACAAAGATCATATGCGCTACATCTGGCATATTGAGTTCTTAGTGTAACCCCCGAAACCTTTCCAATTGTAACATGGAAGATTTTTATAGGTCAATAGTTTGCAAAATTTTATTTCTCCTGGCATCCGCCAAATTATTTTTTTGAGTGTCATATCTCAAGTTATCCAAGGTGTTGTTATTCTTGACATCGTCAAAATGACAGACTACTTGACCAGGATTTGGTATCCCAACAAATGCTTGCATAACAAGAACATGTCCACGGATATTCTTTCCTTTTGAGTTTTCATCATATAGCTCGTATTGGATATAACCTACTTGATCTGGTCTTCCATTTATGTATCTATATTCAAGAAGATCCCGTCTTTTACCTGTATCTTTTCTAGGTCTTCCATATCTTTGCTTCTTGGTTCTTACCCGCCCTAAATTGGATACTTCGTATCCATGTGGCTTGAATGAACCATTGCGTTGAATTATTTCTGGTACTTCTTTCCATATTTCCATGTATCTATAATAGCGTACTATTACATTCTGGTCAACTAGGAATCACATTTCATAAAATGTTAATAGGATTTTAATTTGTATGATACATACATTAGAAATGTCCGTTTTGTCTGTATAGTGCCCCCAGATGTGACCTATCTCACCTACTTTTTTCCGATTTCTTTTGTAAATGTCCGAATTGTACCTAATGGGGGGTGGCAATTTGTCAGTGCCTTAGTATAGTCTTAATACATAAGGTTAAGAAAGGTTCTTAACAGAAAGGAGTTCTAATGAACTCAATACATGAAAACAGAAACTCTCTAGAAAGTAGAGAGCAACTACTAGCACGACTAGGAGATGCTATCTGCTCAGAGTGTGGTTGGCTATCTATACACAGAGATGTGTGTTCTAAATCACAATCTAAGTAACGGCGTGTCGCTATACAATGTCAGCCTACTAGGCTACAATTCCTACTATAACTACTAACGAAAGAAGAACAGACAATGACTATCACTTACTCACTATGGGACGGCGCACAACTACTAGGTGTGGATTTCACAGCAACTAGCGCAGACGAGATGAACAAGACAGTAACAGAACTACAAAAGGTTTCTAAGAATGTTGTTGCACACATGAGAAAGGTAACACAGAACTAATGACTAAATGGGATACTATACAGGCAGATGTAGCAGACGCATACATTCACCTTGATGAGGTAGAAGATGTAGAGCAAGAAGATGAGCAAGATTTCTTCGGCTTCTCTAAGGCTATCCAACTAGACCACCTAACAGATGAACAATTAGATGAGGTCTTTAACATGTTCGGTGATAAGTAATGACTATTAGCGGAGTTATCCTAGAGTTAAATGAATACGGCTTAGAGTTTGATAGTTTCTTAGGGGCTATCTACTTACCTTGGCATAGCATTGCTATTGCTACCGCCCTACTAATCGCATACAAGATTTACAAGAGAAAGAAGATAACTAAATGACTAGAGCATTGACTACACTAGTACAATTAGCCCTTGCAATACCTGCCCTATACATGGGGCGCATAGTATGGCATGACTTTATTAACGAGATGAGGGAGTTAGTTAAATGAGTATGACACAATTCGAAAGAGACCTAACTATAAAAGAAAGCTTTATAGATTTACTTAATGATATTTATCCCGAGGTAAAGATAGGGTACTCTACCTTTACCCCCGCCGAGATCTTGGAGTGTTGCGACCCTGTCGCCTTTAGTATAGGCGTTATAGAGCATGAGGACTACATGCTAGAGTGTGGCATGCTAGATGATGAAGAGATGTAAATCACACTAGCCTAGCGGCGTGTCGCCTTGACAGAGGCGGCATCTGCCCCTATCTGTGTGGGGGCTGTGGATAACTTACGTGTAAATGTGGAAAACCCCTGAAAAAATGTGGATAACCTGTGTACGACACGCCCGAGATCCTGTGACTTTTATCACATGGATTGAGCGTCTCACATCTTGGAATTACTGGCAAGTAATTAGTTTATGTCAGTGGGTTCGTGTATAATTCCATACATAACCAAACGAAAGGCGGACACCATGTCAGCAAATGTCTATACAATCGAAAGCCTACTTATAGGAAAACTCTATCGCTCAAAGACTTTAACGGGCGAGATTATCTCAGCAGAAAAACACCCTGCACCAGTATGGTACGAAAACGCAGAGGCGTATTTAGTCGAGGTGCGTAATCATAACGGTGGCTATGCTCACCGTACTGTTGCCGTTAATAACTAAATAAACAATCGAAACAGGGGCAGTTTAGAGGGAGTCCTCGCCCAATGTCGTAAGTAAGAACCCTCACAAATTTGTCAGTGGCACCTGATACAATTCCATTAACCAACTAACGAAAGGTCATAAAATGACACTTGATGAATACAAAGAAATGGTAACTGCTCAGCGTGAAGCGAGCAAAGCCGAAGCCCTAACAATTCTAACACGAAAGGAAAACTAATAATGGGAAACATTCTAGATGAATTAACTAACATTCTCGCAATAGATTGTGATGAATGTGGCGGTGCAGGATTTTTATTTTTCGGAAACGAAAACAATTTTGATGTAGAGCCTTGCGATTGCGTAACAGATGAGGAGTTAATTTAATGTATAAGGTTACTTGCGCTTATGATGAAAATGCTCCCCATTGGGAACAAACCTACGAAAGCGAATTTGGTGCATGGGAAAACTTTTTCTTATTTACCGATTGGGGATTTGCTGATGAATACTCAACAGTTAATCTTTACACGCCAACAGGCAAATGCTATACGAAATTATTTTATCGTGAAGGTAGAAGGGTCGTAGTAAAATGATGACACGCAAGGACTATGTCGCAACCGCAGAAATTCTAAAGTATGCAAGCGATAAAATGCATCCTGCTTTATTTTCTAAAATCGTAAATGATTTTGCGGAAATGTTTGCGGTTGATAATCCACGATTTGATGTAAATCGTTTTCATGAAGCCAGTGGATACAATGTTCCAAAATTCACTTCGAGATAAAGTAAAACGCATACAGGAATTGCGCCGTAGCAATGCGGCGCAACCTGTACGCAATAAAAAAAAATACACACGTAAATTAAAACATAAAAAGGATCTGAATCATGACTAATTTAATTGCAACAATTATTTCT